TCTCTATTAAACTTTCTTGGCAAAGAGCCTTGATAAGCTGTCATAGGTAATACAGACATAATACCAATTATCCAACCATGTTCACGTGCATAGTAACTATTTCGACTACTTCCGCCTATAGATATTCCATGACCTGCCATATTACCTTGAGGGAGTTCAGTTGTTCCAGTTGTATTTAAAACCTCTGAAATTTTTACAGGAGAAGAATATCCTCCTATATATTCAGGACGTTGTAAACGTGCATCTTGACTTCTTACACCGAAAAAAGTCTCTATATTTTCAGTATATCGAGAACCGCCACGAGCGCTTTTTTCAAGCCATTCTTGCAACTTGAATGCACGTCTTAATTCTGTAATTGAAGAAGCAGTAGCTGTAGATAAATCAGCATAAGTGTAATTTGTAACATCTAAACGAGCGCCTTGTTTTTCTGCATCATTATCCAAATAAATATCGCCAGTACTAGCTTCAATTTTAAAATCGGCATTTCCAGCAAGTGTCATAGAATTACCGATTCTGTCATAAGCATAGGTTTGCAAACTACTTGAATCTTCTGTACCATCAACAAAATGTAAAGGCGCAGAAGTTCCGAGAGGAACAGTAGCTTCAGGTCCTCTTTGAGTCCAAGGTAATGCAGAGGTAAAATAATCATGCTGCCATGCTCTAAAACGCATTTCTTTAAGTGATGATTTTATTACACCATTATTACCGTCAATTAATTTATAATCGTTTTCATCTTCAAAGTTTTGGTCTCTGTAGTATTCATTATAAATAAACTGATATGCAGAAAAAGGAAAAGCTGAAGCAGTTATATTTTTCGTACCTGAAGGAGTACCGACCCAAGAGTCTTCAGTAGGGAAACCTAAATAATCATATAAAGTACCTTTTAAAGCATCTCCATTATTAAAGGTTATAGTTGGGGGAATAGCTTCAAAGTCTCCTTCTCTTCCTCCTGTGATAAAATCCTCCCAATTATCCCAAAGTAAACGATTAGGAACAAAAAAGAAATGACAATAAACATTAACACGATGCATAACTGGAGCAATCATAGGCGCAAAACGCAGCATTACATTAGTGTTTAAATGGAATGTATCTCCAGGTATCATATCTTCACAAAGTATAGGTACCAAACGACCCATTTTTGCGGAAAATTTTCTATCATGACTTAAATCAAACGTATTTGTTCGAAGTTTAGTCTTCTCTATTTTTGAAAAAATTGACATAATATAATGAATTTAAATTATTTACGAATTGATGAAATACCCAATAAAATTGGCAACATACCAGACTTTGCCAAAGCTTTTAACTGTTTCATTCCCTCAGGACTTTGAGCCATCATACGAATAAAATAATTATCGTGTTTTTGTAATCCAATTGAATTAAGGTTTTTTTCCAATTGTCTCAAATCTCCTGTAAGTATAGCATTTTTTAATTGCTGTTCTACTAACTTTTCTCTTGATTGTTGTGTACGCTTTTTAGTACCTAAATCAAGCCAAGCGCCATAACTTTCAGCATCTCTTATATCAGCATCATAAAAAGCCTTATCGGCTAAAGCTTTAGCCTGTCTTATCATATCGGCTTTAGTAGCAAGGTCGACATCAGCTTTTACAGCCTTAGAAATACCCTCTTGAGCACGGTTATAAGCTTCTTGACGAGCAACAACTGTATTTGCTTCAACATTATCAGTCTGCGCCTGTATATGACGAAAATTTACAAAATTTTGGAAAAAGTCAACACCTTGAGCAATGTTATTAGCTTCGGCACGGTTGTAACCTTGTACAGAAGGAGTAGAGATTGGGGAAGCATTTCCCGCACTTCCTTTGCCGTAGATTAAATGCGGATTTAAACCAGCAGCAGCAAAACGCTTCATTTGTTCTGCAGGATGATTGTAGGCATTTTCCATATTCCACATGTCAATAGCATGCTGTTTTTCTCTATTCCATTGTTTTACGTTCCATTGTCTTTGTTCTTCTGCAAGACGTCTGTTAGTACGATTTTGAACGAGATTTCCTATTAATGAAGTTGTACTTCCAATAATAGCACCAGTTACAGGGTCAATAGGCATAACATAGAATTTTGAACAAATCTATGATTTTTATTTAAATTACACAAATATTTTATAAGTCAATGAGGTAGAGACTATTACGCTCATTAAACATTCGCTATTAACGTCATTAACTCATTGAAAATAAATATTGTGTCAATTAGCACTTATATATCAAGTAGTGTAAGTGCTAATTTTGCGGCTTCGCCGCTTTGCGCCTACGGCGCTTTACTAACTCCTTTTTGTATAAAAAAAAGCGGTCGGAGTACCGACCGAGTAGATAAGGTGTGCTTCGCACGTCATTTTTAATAATTGGAAAAGTATTGAATGAGAGAGAGTACTCTCTCAGAAATGGAAAAACCCTTTGAAAGTTATCCAAAGGGTTTTAATATTACGCCTAATCGGCGATTTTTACGAGCTATGCAGCTCGATTAAGTAACATACGGAGGGTAGTCATTTGAACGCATTTCAAAGTCTTCTATTGCATCATAGATAGACATTTGATAAGGTTTAAGACTCTTTAACTTCTTGCTATTTGCTTGAAGGTTCTGTTTTCTCCTCTGAAACTCTTTGTACGTCATCTTCTTGCTCTTTGGCTTTACGATTTTCTTCTGCATCTTTTAACTGTTTTTCATTTTCAATAAATTCATTAACCTCTGCAAGTCTGTCTTGCAATTGTTGCTTATAACGGTCAACGTCTGTAATATCATTAATCACAGGTATTTCAGTTTCAAAATACAAAGGTTCATAAGCCATAACATTGCCACTTTTACCGCGTGTATGATTTTGAAGTAGTTGTGTTACTGTTAAATTCATATCCGGAACAGTCATAGACTTACCCGGAATTTCTGCACCAGGTGAACCAGCATAATCTAAATCAAACTGTATTCTAATACGTCTGCCTTCTTTGTTTTCGGTACGTAACTGCCGTACTTTATCAGGCTTATTAGACTTCCTTAAGTCATCTTTTGTTTCTTCTTTTACATCTTCATTCATGATAAATAGATTTAATTAATACTAAAGTTTAACTCTTTTTTCTCGAAGAAGTCTCTCACGTTCTTCGAATTTATGTTTTACTAACTCATATTCGTGCTTATCATCACGATAACGAGGATTTTTTTCGATATAATTTTTTACTTTGGTTGCTATTCTAAGCTTTTGAGTGTCTGTATAAATTTTATCTTTATAATAACGCGGCATTATTTGTTTTGCTCCGTCTTCTTTAATTAAATAAGGTAGTTCATTTTCTTGATAAAATTTAACCATTTGAGGAGTTAAAAAACTCTTTCCTAAACCTTTTGACATCATACTAAACTCAGGCTCTCTGTCGTCATTTGGTCGTTGAATAATAGGAGCCAATTTCTTTTGACAATATCCAGCTACATAAGCTATAGAAGACGAAGTAACTTCGTCTATCCTTACGTGTCCTTTCTGCCAAATATTACCTAAAATATCTGAATTATTATTTAAATCAATCTTATCAAGAATAAAATTAGGTAAATTAAAAACTATTGAATGTAAATGAGGTCGATGAGTAGTTGTACCATATTCGCCAACTGTATAATAACGAATTTCTTCTTTATAGTCAAGACGTTTTAGATTTATGCGAAGTCGCTTAATATAATCTTGATGATCTTTTTTATTTAAAGTTGCTAAGCCTTTTTTTGTCCAGCATAAATTTTCATCATTATAGGTATATGTTATAAAAGCAGAAGATAAGCTATACTTATCTTCTTCTTTTAATCGATAAACCCATGAGGAACGACGGCTTTTTGTACAATCAGGACACCTTCCGCAAGGTACTTTTTCCGTAACAAACCTGTCCTTACTTCCTTTAGATGATTTCAAAATAAGGGGTGTTAAACATGCCATAAATATACCAATCTTCAACGCTAATCAAATTACAAACGTATTCCTCCACGGGCTTGCCTGTATGCGTTAAGCCTCCGATTTCTCTTTTTTTGTCGAGAAAATGTAGAAGATTTTCTTCTTCTTCCGTAGCTTTTTCTTCTTTTTGAACGATAACGAGCCATAGTATTAAAATTTAGTTAATATTAAAATTTAGGATTTCCGAAATAAGGCATTGGGCGCTTCGCTTTCAAATTATGGAAAACATGACACCATAAATAATCTGTACCATCTTGAACGGCAAAAATTCTATCTACTTGAATATCTATATCACCACATTGAACGAAAGCAGAATTTAAAGGAGGTCTGAAACCTTGAAACTTTCTACCTAAATGCCAAAAGTCTAAAGTATCTCTAAAATCACCGTGAACAGATGAATTAATAAATTTATACTCTGAATATCGAGGAACATAGCCCCAGGTTTCTTTGTTATCATTAGACCAAGAAAAATTCATTTCTTGGTTCTGAATTGCTTGTTCACCAATATGAGCAAATTGTGGCCAATAATAATCAAAACGATTTTCTCTATTAAACTTTCTTGGCAAAGAGCCTTGATAAGCTGTCATAGGTAAAACGGACATAATACCAATTATCCAACCGTGTTCACGTGCGTAGTAACTGTTTCGACTACTTCCACCAATAGAAATTCCGTGTCCTGCCATATTACCTTGAGGTAGTTCAGTAGTTCCAGTTGTATTTAAAACCTCGGAAATTTTTACAGGAGAAGAATATCCACCTATATATTCAGGTCTTTGTAGACGTGCATCTTGACTTCTTACACCGAAAAAAGTTTCTATATTTTCAGTATATCGAGAACCGCCACGAGCGCTTTTTTCTAACCATTCTTGAAGCTTAAAAGCACGTCTTAACTCAGTAATTGAAGAAGCTGTAGCAGTAGATAAATCAGCATAAGTATAATTAGTAACATCTAAACGAGCGCCTTGTTTTTCTACGTCATTATCCAAATAAATATCGCCAGTACCAGCTTCAACTTTAAAATCGGCATTTCCAGCAAGTGTCATAGGATTACCGTTTCTGTCATAAGCATAGGTTTGCAAACTACTTGAATCTTCTGTACCATCAACAAAATGTAAAGGCGCAGAAGTTCCGAGAGGAACAGTAGCTTC